CCGCCGCTGGCTGTCCCTCCTGTCTGGGCAGAAACGTTGATCATGGCATAGCTGACCATTCCGCCTCTTTTAAATCCGATCCCCATGATCCGCCTCCTTATCTCCTTACCATGCCCTTAACCGCTACCGCAATATTGACCCCTGGCTTTTCCTCCAGCGCGTAAAAGACGATTGCCCCATCCTCTGTCACGGAATAGTTGATATTCACATACCCCTCCCATGCCGCGATATTCTGGGCGTTGGTGGCTCCCTGCGCAGGGATAAACGTGATGTCCACGTTATCTTTGGCGCTGACCCCCGCAACCGCCACACGGTTGGCAAAGGGCGCTACGCTGCTCCATCCGGACGCGGGGATCACGGCATTTACAGGTTTGGCAAACATATCCATCAACACTTTCCCCTGCTTAGCCGACAACGGCAGATCCTCCGCCTCGGTCTCACAGTTATCAACCACCTGCTCTCTATGCAGAACAAACTGTAATCCAGCCTTCAGATTCCGCAAAAACCGAAAAAGATTCATCTTACTCTTAAACGTGTCCAAAAAATCAGGAAAACTCTTTATTGAATCCACAACTCCGGAATCATCAAACTCCGGATTTATTATGGCAGACAGTTCATTATCCAATACTTCCCTGGTTATTAAAGCCGTTGGCGATGTAATGACTGTGATCGTTTCCATCTCACCAACCACAGTTTTAAATTCAATCTCAATAAATTTCTGTACGGTATCCTCTTTTGCGTACACATATTGAGGATCTTCTGTCAAGTCAAGATAAGCGTATAAAATCTCACCTTCGTCAATATCATCCGCAAACAAGCCTGCCTCCGTGATCACAAAGCCGCTCTCCACATTAGAAGAACTTATCTGGAACAATATGATCGCTTCATCTCCGTCAACTGAATAATTGGCGATATCCCCATCCATCTTATAATGCACCAGATCCGTCATATCCGCAGGATCGCAATCCGGAGGGATGATCCCCGTTCCCACTGCAGCCCTTGTAAAAACCAGCTGTTGCTTTGACGCAAGCAGTTTCGTGATCAATTTGATGCCTTTTTTTGTTATGATTGTCCCCAATGCTTTTACCTCCTATCTTTCCGGGCCATGGGATACCCGCGCATGGATCACTGTCCCTATACCTAACCCTGTAAATATGGTTTTCTCCACATAAGCTCCGCTTAATTTCACATTCGCTTTAACCCTTACCCTGGAAGATCTCCCGCTCCCAATAAACACCTTACCCTTTCGGGTAAGAAACACCCTCCCGATCACCTCATACCACAGATTCGCCGGCAGATATTGTTCCAGCATCCCCCACGCCTCATGAAGTAGAGGATCCTCATTTTGACCTATATGAATGTTAAGACTGAACCCATACTCCCCCAGCCTTGGAATATATACTTCAAAGTTCCCCTCCCCGCATATCATTACCAGCTTCTTCATAAGCATCCGCCAGGTATACGGCAGTTCCACAAACCATCTGGACAAAACCCTGGCCCGCCTCACTTCAAGGCTGTCTCCCCGTGATGGGAGCACACCCAGGATCTTCTCAAACCTAGCAATGCCATATTCATCCGCCGTAGTGATAAATTCATTGGACAATGCCCGATCAGTCCCTTTCCACACAAGGACAAACTCTGGATCTTCCGCAGCCAAAGCGATATTGACCTCCTTGTACCCTGCCATAAATGGCGGCAGATAAGAAACCAGATCCACCTTCCGGATCATCCGCTCACACCTCCAAACACTGGTATCTCATATCTCCCCAAGATCAGATTGCCATCCACCCCATTAACTGTGGTGTCCTGTACATCCACCACCCCGTCAACACTTAAAAGCCTGGTATCTATATGGCTTATCCTCACAACCAGATGATCCGTGTCCGACCACTCTTTTCTGATCTCAAACAAATAATCAGAAACAGCAGCCTCCAGGGATGCCTGCAGATTGTCCCACCCATACCCGGTATCAAATGTTAGAGATGATCTTACAGATACCGTCACGGCAACCGCGCTCTGCACCATCACCACATGGCCAATAGGAGCAAGCCCCATTCCGTTTCCGGCATTCACTTCCGGGTCAATAGCCTCCTGGACCGCGTACACAAGGGCATCCGACGCCGCATTAAACTCGGAATCCAAGATTGTCAAAAGCACAGTCCCTCCCACGGTCAGCTGCTTCTCTTTTGCCGCGCGATAGATGGAATCCAGCCAGCTCCCAACTTCTTCATCAACCGTCTTTCTGATCTCCTTATACCACGCCTCAACTCTTTTCGTTGGAATCATATCCGCTGGAGAAATGCCACAGTTCCACGCACGCGTCACCTTTGTCCTGCCAACCCCTGGGATTGCGTTGGTCTTTTCCAGGTAATCCCGAATGTTTCCTCCAAACGCGCTGCCGTTAAATGAGTCAAAATACCTCTGCCGCAGATCCTCCGTCTCCTCTTCATCTTCGCCTGGTATCAAGATTTCCGTCAGCTGGGCGGTCTGCAGCCCTCTTACATACTCTATAGGGGTCATAGTCCCCATAAATTGATTGCCCACTCTTCCTGCTGTCTCACACCGTACCTGGTATTCCCCGTCAGCGATCTTTTCCGTAACCACATAATTGACATCACCGATATTAAACCGCTGTCCAGAAACATCCACATCACTTGGCGTAAACACTCCTTTTAACACTGCATTGGTTGCAGGATATGGAGCGATCCCTCTCTCCCGGCAGCGCAGGATCAGAAATTGTCTTGAAGCGGTATCTCCATAAGCTTCTTTCAGGATCACATCCAGCTCAATATATAGGATCTGCAGTTCAATGGCAGTAGGTGAATGGGTGTCCCAGATCACGGAACCCTCCCTTTTGTCAAATTTATTGGGTACACGAGCAAGCATCCGTTCAAGGATGAATTCGTAAGTCATATTTTCATACATCAAACATTCACCTCTCTTTCTCCCTGCACGTCCCCCCAAATGGTATGTGCCGTAAATGACACATGGACCACCCCTTTTCTTGGAAAGTCAAATTGAAAATTATCAACCTGCCGGATCCGGTCATCCCACAAAAGCGCCTCCGAGATCCGGCGTTTCAATTCCGGACATACAAAGGTTACCGGCTCTCCGAAAAGGTCCTGCAGCTCAATGCCATAATTCCAGCTATATATGACATACTGATAACGCTCCGTCATGATGATCTTATAGATTGCCTGTTTTACCGCCTCCAGACCGTCCGTATATCCCCTTACAAAGTTATCCTCAGTCTGCATCTTATAGGTAAAACTGGGCTGCTCCTCAACTTCAAAATCCTTATCTAAAAATCCGACTGTGGATGGAATCATCACTTGCCCCCTATCCGGTCAATGACAATGAACTTCTGCCCTTCCTGCTGCCGCATCAATATCACCTCGTCGCCAATCTCCAGCCCATTGTGGACCAATATCTGTTTTTTTCCCAGGATACGATGTTTATGTTCTTCATAGGATGCCTCTCCAGATCCCCCGCCTTTTAACTCCGTCTCCCAGTCCACCGTTATCTGCGTGTAAAAATCTGTCACGTTTCTTGTCAAAACCAGCTGTTTTTCGCCAAGAAGCAGCTTTTGTTCCACATTGATTTTCAGGGGATCCCTGGATACGACTTTCCCAAAACACACATTGACAGGCTTTTGGGACTCCTGCGCGTCCAGAGCCGCCCTTTTAATCTTTTCAATCAATCCGGATCCATCAGCCAACGAACTCACCTCCTATCAGGGTCAGATCCATCCAATGCTCATTTTCTTTGTAGATATGTTTGCAGCTCTCCACCAGCATGAAATTTTTTAGCTTCACGTCCCCCAGATCAAGATTTACCACGACCATATTTCCGCCCCGCACCCGGTTGTCCCCCAGCACGTTGGTAAGCTTTAAGCTGCGGGTCTTTTTGTTGTACAGCTTTAGGAGGGCATCCGCCTTTGCCTGGCCGTTCTCCCCCTTTTTCAGAGTATCAAAATACTGCAAAATGCCCCAGCGGTTGATGTTTCCGGAATCTTGGGCAATATAGATCTCTCTAAGCCCTGTCTCCTCATTGTCATAGGCCAGCTTAACGCGGTTGTAGGTGTTATCATCAATGGAGGAAGTATACTCGAGATTTTCTCCTGTCTCTTCGTCGATCATTAGATAAGCGCCAGGACTGCCAACCATCATAGAGGATAAGGGTTTTAGGGTCAGCTTGCCGAAATCGTCATAGAGGACGAACATTTTCCCGGTGTTTGTTAGTGTTAAGTCCAAAGCGTTCTGTATCATCTCAAAGAGGGATGTATTCTCTTCCACCCTCGACTCAAAAACATACCCTGTATTTTCCAAGGTCCCCACATTCAGGGAATAGTCCGCCGCAATCATCCGGATGAATTGATCCGCCGTCTTATCCTCATACACAATGGTATCCTCATTTTTCAGATACCGCAGCTGGTCATAAGCCGTGACGGTTATGAGAGATTCCTTGTTCCTCTGCTGTTTAAACACAAATCCAAAAAACACATTCTCTCCGTTCTCTTTCATCCGAACCGGACACCCTTCTGAAAAATCAAGGGCATTGTCTTTGAAGACTTTAAAGGTCAGCTTTCCGGCTGTGTTTTTCCGCTTTGTCGTCCACTCGATCCCTTCTTCCACCACAGGGAGATACGCCCTGGTACCGGACTCATTTCCAATCAAAAACTCGATGCTCAAAAAATACGCCCCTTTCTAAGCTACCGGTATGGTCAGGACCTGACCGGGATAGATCAGATTTGGATTTCCGCCTACGATGCCTTTGTTAGCGTCATAAATCGCTGTGTACTTAGAACCATTGCCATAAAACTTTTTTGCGATATTCCACAGACAGTCGCCTTTCACCACTGTGTAGCTTTGGGCTGACGCCGGCGCCGGGGAACTTGAAGCTTCCCTCTGGGGCGTGACGCTGGCTTTTGCCTTCTCCCCGCCAACGCTGATATTGACTGTCTTGGTTCCGTAGTCCCTCCACTGTTTCAGCTTTATCTTTACCGTCAGATCGAATCCGTCCTTGGCGTCCTCCGTGACGGTGTAATCCTCCATGGACACTTTCAGGTTGGTGTCGAATAGCGGCCCTCCCGCGGGAAGCTGTCTGCACACAATGAACTGGAATGGCCTTTTGCTTGTCTTTAAGGATTCAAAATAGTCAAGAAAATACTCTGCGCCCTGAAATCCTGACTTGTACACAGCAAACGGATACCTTACTTGTGGTATACTGCACTCGAATTCGATATCTGTCAGCCCTGCCTTTTTGAGGATATTGATCTCTCCCTCATTGATCATAGTGACCGTTTTATTCTGGTTCTGAATCTTGACCGTAAGCTTATGAGGGGCCATTGGCAGCAAACATTTTTTCAGATAAAAATCATACCCGCTCTCTGTCATTATTCATGCACCCCTTCCGTAGCGATCTCAATGGCTTCGCCAAGGGCGTCGTCAAGCCCTGACACAACGCCATCCAGATCCATGCCGTTATTTATGGTGTTATGGTTTGTTTGCTGAATGTTAATCTCCGCAGTGGTAAACCGGTTAATGGCTTCCTGCTCCGCAATGTCCCGAAGGTACTTAAGTTCTTCCCCGGTTATCTCCATGGCGTCGGCCATCTTCCCGGTGTTGCCCGCAATGTCATTAA